CAGATCAGTGCGCTGGCACAATCACTTGACCTGCTGGCGCTGGCCCCTGTGCGTAATAATATTGAGCTGGCGCACGATGTGGTTGGCATCCTGCCGTATGCAAACCAAACCGCAAGGGTGCGATCAAATCAGGTATTGACATGGCTTACGATATAATCACACCCACCAAACTGGGCCAGGCCGCCATCACCACAGGCGTGACCACGCTGTACACCGTCCCAGCCGATACTCGCACATTCTTCAAAGAATTCACCATTGCCAATACCACGGCAGCGGCCATCAATGTGCGTTTGTTCTTGGTGCCATCCGCAGGAACGGCTGGGACTTCAAACGCATTTATCTACGACATTTCAGTCCCAGCAAACAATGCTTTGCAATATGATGGCGTGCAGATCATCAATGCAGGTGATACTGTCCAAATTCAAGCAGCATCGACTGGCCTGACCATCACCGCCAGCGGTGCAGAAGCCACATAGGAGAGCGACATGACCGTATCCATCAAGGTGCTGATCCCAGCAAAGCAGGCCGAAAATATCCAGACCACGCAGTACACCGCTGTGAACTGCAAGGCTCTGATTGACAAATTCACAGCCACCAACACCACGGCAGGCAACGTGACGATCAGCGTCAACCTAGTGACCGCCCCAAACATTGCAGGCGTAACCAACCTGATCGTGGACACCCGCGCCATTGCGCCTGATGAGACTTACACCTTCCCCGAGCTGGTTGGCCAGGCGCTGGAGCCAAGCGGGTTTATTTCCACGATTGCCAGTGCAGCCGCATCGTTGACCATCCGAGCCAATGGCCGCGAAATTACCTCTTAAAGGACAGCCATGAAACAATTTATGATGATTCCGAGAGGCTTTGCTGGCCTGCCGGTGGACGAAGGGTTTATCACCCCTGCCGAAAACAAGAAAAACTACGCCATTGCTGTGGAAGATTGGCACTACGGTCCAGAGATGCCGACCAACGAGCCGAAGGCCAACCCTGAGTTTTATGACTCCCTGGCTGAAGCAATGCAGTGCGATGCCAAGGACGCACGGCGCAAGCACTGCTCCAACTGCGAGTATTACGACAACAGCTTCATGACCCAGGTACGGATCGAGCGCATCCCGATGGCCAGTTACGACCAGGGCGCTGGCTACCGTGGCCACTGTGAGAAGCTGAACTTTGTCTGCAACGACATGCGGGTCTGTCAGGCGTGGGAAGAGCGCGAATCTGAAATGGATTGACCAAATGCTGAAATGTGGGAAAATAGCCAGCACTGAGCCGTCCGAGCCGCCAGTAGCTCACCCTGAACAGGAGTTCTCGATGAGTCATGTTGCGGTTTTGGAAGCTGGCGTGCCAGCCGAGCACATGCCCATTTACCTTTTGGAAGGTGAGCTGCTCAAGCTGCCCCAGGTGCCATTGCCGATTGACCACGCTTTCTGCGTTGGCCTGTACGCTCGCACGATGCACATCCCAGCAGGCACCGTTCTGACAGGCGCAGTCCACCGAGAAGAATCGTTCTTCCTGGTGCGCAAAGGCGATCTGATTGTCAGCACAGACACTGGCCCACAGCGTCTTGGTCCAGGCGATATGAGCATCTCCAAAATTGGCACCAAACGCGCTGGCATTGCTTTGACTGATGTTGAAATAACCACGTTCCACGCCAACCCGACCAACGAGAAAAACCCGCAAGCCCTGTGGGACTTGTTCACCATTCCAGCGCCAGCACCGTCTCTTGAGGCTGTGCAACCTGCGCAATTGGAGGAATCAACATGACATTCGGATTATCAGCAGCAGCCTTGGGTGCCATTGCAGTCGGTGGCGCGACGATTGTCTCGGGCTTTATGCAGAGCAATGCTGCCAGCAAAGCGGCAGATATACAAGGTGCAGCAGCCGGTGCAGGGATTAGCGAGACACAAAGGCAATTTGATGCGGTGCAGAAAATATTGCAGCCATTTGTTGCTGTTGGCGCACCCGCACTTGAACAGCAGCAAGCCTTGCTTGGCCTCAAAGGGCCAGAAGCCGAGCGTGCGGCCATTGAGCGAATCAGCGGCGGCGAGCAATTTAAAGCCCTGGCCCAGCAGGGAGAAGAATCTTTACTGCAGCGTGCATCGGCCACTGGTGGTCTACGTGGCGGCAACATCCAAGCCGCACTTGGCCAGTTCCGGCCACAACTGCTGTCAAACTTGATTGAAAAACAATACGGTCAATTGGGTGGGCTGGCAACACTTGGTCAATCATCTGCAGCCGGTGTTGGCACAGCGGGAATGAACACAGGGGCAAACATAGCCAACCTGCTTGGCCAGCAAGGTGCGGCCCAGGCTGGCGGCGCTATTGCCCAAGGCAGGGCATATGGCGCATTCCCAACGGCACTTGCCAGCGGCCTTGGTATTTACAGTGGCCTAGGAGGTAAATTCTAATGCCAGCACCTATTGACTACGGCGTTCAAATTGCCGACCCAACACAAGCATTCTTGAGTGCTTTCCAAGCTGGCACAAGTATCCAAGACGCGCAATTCAAACAACAACAGCAAGTTCAACAAGCAGCACAGCAGAAGCTGATCCAAGCAGGATTTTTAAAGCTGCAAAGCCCCAATGCCACTGCTGCTGATTACGCAAACCTGTCCATGATGCTGCCTGAAACGCAGGCCAAGGCTGTGCGTGAGAGCTTTAGCATGTTGGATAGCGAACGTCAAAAAACAGCACTGCAACAGTCTGGCCAAATCTTTTCTGCATTTGAAGCAAAACAGCCAGAAATTGCCATTAGTCTGATGGACCAACAAATTACGGCAAAGGAAAATGCTGGTGACACAGCAGGCGCTGATTTTTTGAAGAAATGGCGCGATGTGGCAAAAGAAACTCCGGAAGCAACCAAAATTTTCTTTGGCAATATGCTTACCCAAATTCCAGGTGGTGACAAAGTTATTGAAAATTCAATTAAATTAAGTGGCGAACGTAGAGCTGTGGGATTAGAAGCAAGTGCATTAAGACAGTCCGAAATAAAAGCTCAAAGTGAGATGGCAGATTTGCGTATCAAATTGCAGAATGAACCTGACAAAGCAAAACAACTTGCTCTTGAGACTCAAATCAAAGAGATTGAAGCCAATTTTCAAGAGCAAGTAATACAGGCAGACCTTGCTCTGAAAAAAGCACAGACAGGGCAGGCAAACCAAGCAGCCGCAAAATATAAAAAAGACCTTGAAGACGAAGGCGTTAAAGTTCAATCAAGCAGTATTTTGCCTAACGGTACAGTTGTTTACATTACAACAAATGGCAAAACAAGAGTCATTGGTCCCGATGGTGTTGAGTTAACTGGCCAGGAGCGTGTAGATGCCGTCCGTGAAGCTGAACAGTTTGGCGCAGACATTCAGCAACTACGCTCTGGCGCACGTAAAGCTGGCGAAGTTGGTCAAACTGAAGCAGCAAAAGCGTTTGAAAATGTAGGAAAAATCCGTAGGAATATTTCCAACCTCGACTCAGCCATTGCAGCCTTAGACGCTGGTGCGACTACTGGCGTAATTGCAAGCAAGTTTCCAAATTGGAAAGCATCAACAATTGAACTGCAAAACGTTCAGCGCCAACTGGGTTTAGATATTATTGGCTCAGTTACCTTTGGCGCATTGTCTGAGGGAGAGCTGTCGCTAGCGCTTGAAACGGCATTGCCGTTGAACATGAATGAGCCTCAGCTCAAAGACTGGCTAATTCGCAAGAAAACTGCTCAAAATAAGTTGGCTGATTACATTACGGAACAAGCTCGATTCTTGTCTATTCCTGGCCGTTCGCTTGGAGATTGGTTGATACAAGCTGAAAAACGTGGTCAACCACCAGGCATGACAGCCCCTGGCACTGGAGCTGCTGGAGCCGCTGCTGCTGCTGCACCACCATTGCCCAAAAGTGCAACCGTAGGCGGGAAGACTTACACACGGCCACCCAGTTTCACTGATAAACAGTGGGGCGACTACCTCAAATCCCAAGGGGTCATGCAATGAGCCCAGAAGAGTGGCTGGCATCTCAGGCAACGCCTGCAGCGCCTGCTGCGCCTGTAGCCGCGCCTGGAATGCCAGGGGCACGGGTGACGCCAACCGAGCAGGCTGCCCGAAATCAAGATGCCTTGCCAATATTTACGCAGGAATTAGTTAAAGCTGAGGCACAAGTTGCTGCTGGAAACCCAAGGGCTGCACAAGATGTTGCAGCAATAAAAAGAGAAATGACCAGGCAGGGACTTCCTATTCCTGCAGCATCGGCCCCAGCAGCCCCAGCCCCGGCAGCAGCCCCAGCAGCAGCATCGGCACCAGTTTCACCAGAGGCATGGCTGGCATCACAAACCCCTGCAGCCGCTGTCAAGCCACCACAACTGGGTTTCTTTGAGGGCTTGGTTGAGTCTGTGACAGGCAGTAGGCGTGCTGCATCTCCAGAAGTTGCTGCGGCACTTGCTGAAAAGCGCACGATTTACGATATGCCAGAAGCTAACCAAATGTCTTTTGGCTTGCTGAAGGCGGCACTCGGCGGGTTGATGGCTGGCTCTGAAGAGCGTGCCAAGATATTTGCTGCCAACTTCCCCGGCTTGACTTATCGGTTAGACCAACAAGGCACCGTATTTTTGCGCTCGCCGACAGATGGCAAAGAATACGTCATTGAGCCAGGATTGACTGCACGAGATATTCCACGCGGAGCAGCAACAGCAGCAGCATTCACACCCGCTGGCCGAGCAGCCACTATTCCAGGCGCAATCATGAAGGCTGGCGCAACTCAAACAGCTATCGAAGCCAGCCAAGCGGCTACTGGCGGTGGCACGGGTCTGGCAGACGTTGTTGAAGTGGTCGCGGCAGGCGCATTAGGCCCAGCAGCGCAGATTGGTCAGCGATTGGTGCCACCAGTAGTCCAAGCAGTTAAAGGCGGCGCACAGAGGCTTATGGCGCGTCCTGCCCCTGCTCCCGTTGCTCCACGGGTTGAGCCAACCTTTGAAACACAAGTGCCAACAGCAGCGCCACCTGTACCGCCTGCAACGCCACCCGTTGCTGGAGCAAGGCAATTGCCATCCGACATTGAGGCCGCAAGGCAAGCAGGCATTACTCTCATGACCAGCGATGTGGTGCCGCCTCGCACCTTTGCGTCGAAATGGTTGCAAACCATTGGCGAGCGTATTCCAGGCGCAGGCACTGGTGGCGTACGTCAGGCTCAACAGACAGAGCGCATTGAGGCTGTGCGTAATGTGTTGCGCGAATTTGGAGCTGATGATGCTGCCAGAGCAGCGGATGATGTGATGAAAGACTTGGCAACCAAACGTGGTGCTGATCTTACAAAATACACCGGCTTGAAGACAGAAGTTATTGAACGTCTTGGCGAGACTGGCACAGTGCCAATGACCAACACAGTGCAAGCCATTGATGATCAAATTGCCAAACTGGAAGGACTAAAAACTCAAGAAGTTGCGCCAATTATTGAGCGCTTGACCGACTGGAAAGCTGCATTGCAAGATCAGAATTTGATCAATGTCGAAACACTGCGCAAACAAATTGGAGAAAGTTTTAAGGCTCCAGAATTGGCATCTGTTCGTGGCATTGGTGAAAAAGCCTTGTCCAGCATTTACAAACCACTCAAGCAAGATATGGAAGCGTTTATCACTCAAGTTGGTGAACGCCGTGATGTGACAAAGTATAAAGTGGCGAACAAACGATTGTCTGATCTGGCTGGTGAACTTGACATGAGCACATTGAAATCAGTGCTCAGGCGTGGTGATGAGACACCAGAAGTAATTGCCAACATGCTTTTTAGCAAAAAACCCAGCGAAGTAAGGCAACTTTATGCAAGCCTAACTCCAGCAGGACGCGAAAGCGCCAGAGCTGCAATTCTTGCTCGCGCAGCAGAAAAAGCAACGGCAGACGTGGCTGAAGGAACTGTTGTATCACCAGACAAGTTTGCCAATGAAGTCAAACGTCTTGGCACATCTGTGGGCGTGTTTTTTAATGGTGATGACCTAAAACAAATTGAAGGACTCACCAGGGTGCTCAACATCACCAAACGCGCATCTGAGGCCGCAGCAGCACCACCTACAGGCGTGCAAGCCGCAATTCCTGTCAGTGCTGCGGCACTGTCCAGCTTTTTTGGCGGTGGCTTGCTTGGGTTCCTTGCAACACTTGGAGCAGCTGGTAGCGTAGGAGTAGCTGCTCGAATTTATGAATCAGCACCAATTCGCAACTTGCTGATTAAAATACCACAGACCGCTACAGGAAGCAAAGAGGAAGCTGCATTGCTCAAGCGTTTAACATCTGTAATCCAAACAGGAATCCAAACAGGACGCCAATTCGACCAGGAGAACCAGTAATGTCCGCACTCTCAATCAGACCGCCCTACCCAGCATTCGCTGGCGCTGACGGCCAGCCGCTGGACGATGGCTACATCTGGATCGGCACAGCCAACCTAAGCCCCCAGGTCAACCAGATCGCGGTCTACTGGGACTCAGCCCTGGCCATCCCTGCTGTGCAGCCCATCCGCACCTCTGGCGGTTATCCGGTCTACCAGGGCACGCCTGCACGCTTCTACACCACCACCGACTACAGCATCCAAGTGCTTGATGCCAAGGGTAGCGTGGTCTACACATCGCTGAACGACAATGCTTTCAGCGGCGGCGCTGTATCAAGCAATGCCACTGGCGATGGCGTGCAGACAATCTTCCCCGTGTCGTCTGTGCCATCGGCTATTTTTATCAATGGCGTGTACCAGAATCAGAACACCTACACGTTTTCTGCCGGTAATGTGACATTCAGCCAAGCGCCACCCTACACTTCGATCATTGAATTTGTGTTCTAAGGAGAACCAGAATGCTAAAAACAGTCTCATCCATTACCAACGCCATTGGTGCGCTGAACTACAAGGGCACCTGGAATGCCAGCACCAACACGCCAACCCTGGCTGATGGCACTGGCGCAAAGGGTGACTACTACGTGGTCAGCACGGCAGGCACACAGACCTTTGACGGCATCCTGTTGTTCTTCGGTGCTGGCGATTGGATCGTCTACAACGGCGCAGTCTGGCAGCGTGTTGAAGGCGGCAGCGATGGCAACTTTAGCAACGTAACCCTCAACAGCACAGACGCTGGGGCAACGGCTGGCCCCCTGCTTGACCTGTATCGCAACTCAGCCAGCCCCGCAGCGTCCGACACAATTGGCGAGATTGAGTTCAACGGCAAAGACAGCGCAGGCAATAAACAGCAGTATGCGCTCATTCACGGCTCGATTCTCAGCCCCACCTCAACTACCGAACAGGGCCAGATTCACTTTGAGACTGCAACTGCTGGCGCATCTACTGAGAAGATGATTATCGGCACAACCAATCTTGTGATTAACGATATTGGCGCAGTGTTCAACGTGCGGATTGAAGGCGATACGGATGCCAATTTGTTTTATACCGATGCAACAAATGACAAGGTTGGTCTTGGAACACTTAGCCCCGCTGAAAAATTAGATGTTGTAGGTAAGATTAAACTGTCTGACAACCTAGTCATCGGCACTGCTGGCAAAGGCATTGACTTTTCTGCTACCAGCCAAGCCGCTGGCATGACCAGCGAGTTGCTGGCTGACTATGAGGAAGGTACTTGGACACCATCACAAGGTGCGGGACTTACAGTTGTTGGCGTTTTTAGTTCCTCTGGGAGATATACAAAAATTGGTCGCCTAGTCACTCTTTCTGGATTTGTGCAAGGTGGAACTACAGTTGCAGTAAGTGCTGGAAACGCATTGACCAGTAACTTGCCTTTTACTACCGGCGCAAATGGTATTGGTGTAATGATTGCTAACAATCAAAGTTTGGGTGGACAGATAGTTGCATCAGGAACTGACATTTACACAACAGGCATGGCGGCAGTTGTTGCGATCTATTTCACAGTAACTTACTCGGTGTAATCATGGCCCTCACCAAAGTTTCTTATTCAATGATTTCTGGCGCTCCAGCCAACGTGCTGGATTATGGTGCCGATTCAACAGGTGCAACTGACA